ATCTTTTGAAAGAAAGAGCAGAGACAGGTCGTATTTACATTATGAATATCGACCATTGTAATACACATTCATCTTTCTTGGATAAGGTTGAGATGAGTAATTTATGTCAAGAGATTACATTACCAACTAAACCTATTCAACATATTGATGATCCAGAAGGTGAGATTGCATTATGTATTCTCTCTGCTATTAACATTGGTAAGATTAGAAGTGTTGATGACTTAGAAGAATTGTGTGATCTTAGTATTAGAAGTCTTGATGAACTCATAGATTTCCAAGGATACCCTGTTAATGCAGCAGAAATTGCTACAAAGGCAAGAAGATCACTTGGAGTAGGTTATATTGGTTTAGCACATTACCTTGCTAAGAATGGTGTTAAGTATGATGATTCAGAAGCATGGAAAATGGTTCATGATTTGACTGAATCATTCCAATATTACTTAATTAAATCAAGTGTTAATCTTGCAAAAGAAAAAGGTGCTTGTACCTATTCAGATAGGACTAAGTATGCTCAAGGTATTCTACCTATCGATACTTACAAGAAAGATGTAGATGAGATTGTTCCAAATGATTTGAAGTGTGATTGGGAATCTCTTAGAGAGGAAGTTAAAGAGTATGGTATAAGGAATAGTACTTTGTCTGCTCAAATGCCTTCAGAATCGTCTTCAGTAGTTTCTAATGCCACAAATGGTATTGAGCCACCTAGAGGGTATCTGTCTATTAAGAAATCTAAGAAAGGACCACTCAAGCAAATAGTTCCATCATATGGAAGTCTTAAGAATGATTATACTTTATTGTGGGATATGCCTAGCAATGCTGGTTATATTAATGTAGTAGCAGTTATGCAGAAGTTCTTTGATCAAGCAATTAGTGGAAACTGGTCTTATAATCCAGAGCATTATGAAGGTTCTGAAGTTCCTACTAGTGTAATGGCACAGGATTTATTGACTACATACAAATACGGTTGGAAGACATCTTATTATCAGAATACATATGATGTTAAGACTGATGAGATAGAACCAGCACATCCAATTGGATGGCATGATAATGTTAAGGAAGATGTTGGTATTCAAGGACATAGTAAACTACAAAGTTTGGTTGATGATATTATGAACTCTGATGAGGAAGCATGTGAAAGTTGTTCAATTTAAAAGGAGTTCATCGGAGAAAAAAGTGAGTTCTGTTAGTTCCATGACTGTATNTAATACGGAAGAGGTTGATACTAAAAAACAACCTATGTTTTTTGGTAAACCATTAGGTGTTCAAAGGTATGATACTTATAAGTATCCTGCATTTGAAAATTTAACTAAGTCACAATTGGGATATTTCTGGAGACCTGAAGAGGTATCTCTTCAGAAAGATCGTGGTGATTATCAAGATTTACGTCCAGAACAGAAGCATATCTTTACTTCTAATCTGAAGTATCAAACTATGCTTGATAGTGTTCAGGGTAGAGCACCTGGTATGGCATTCACACCATATTGTTCTCTTCCCGAACTAGAAGGGTGTATGAATGTATGGCAACTTATGGAGATGATCCATAGTAGATCTTACACATACATTATGAAGAATATCTATTCAGATCCTTCTGAAGTATTCGATACTATTCTTAGAGACCCACGTATATTAGAACGTGCAGCCAGTGTTACTGGTGCTTATGATGATTTCATCAATGAAGCACAGCAGTGGGGTCAGAGTAGTTTGTGGAAGAATATGGATAAGTCTTTGGACACATCATTACCTGTTTTAGAAATGAAAGAGGTAAAACGCAAACTTTATCGTGCAGTTGCTAATGTTAACATCCTTGAAGGTATTCGCTTTTATGTCTCTTTTGCTTGCAGCTTTGCCTTTGGTGAACTCAAACTTATGGAAGGGTCAGCAAAAATTATCTCCCTTATCGCTAGAGATGAGAATCAACACCTCGCCATCACCCAAAATATATTAAACAATTGGAAGAAAGGTGATGACCCAGAGATGACTGAAATTGTTAAGCAAGAAGAAACTTGGTTGATTGAAGCATTTAAAAAATGTGTAAATGAAGAAAAGGCATGGGCAGAATATTTGTTTAAGGATGGATCTATGATTGGATTGAATGATAAACTCCTTCATCAATACGTTGAATGGGTTGCCAATCGTAGAATAAAATCACTAGGACTTAAACCGATCTATGACATACCTGCAAAAAATAATCCACTTCCTTGGACAGAGCATTGGATTTCTTCAAAAGGACTCCAAGTTGCACCACAAGAAACAGAAGTCGAATCTTATATTGTCGGAGGAATCAAACAGGACGTTACCAAAGACTCCTTCACAGGATTTAAATTATAGTTTAGAAGATTGTATACAAGCATATAAAGAAGATCCTTGTGAAAACTGGGATGATATGGCAGGTGGATAAATAACGGAGAATGATATAAAAATTATGAAATGGAATCGAATGGTGAGGGAGATTATGAAAATCCCTGGTACTACCAAGGTACAGCTTTCACTTCTGATGATATTGGCGACTTCTTCGGTTACGTCTACAGGATTACAAATCTTCAGACAGGTAAACAATACATCGGAAGAAAGTATTTTACACAGCGTAGAAAGCCTAGAAGTGGCAAAGGGAAACGGAGGGTTACGTCTGAGAGTGACTGGAAAAAATACTACGGAAGTTCTAAAGAACTTAAGGACGACGTTAAAAAGTTTGGACANTCAATTTTCAGAAGAGAAATAATCAGTCTTCATGAAACTCTTGGTAAAGTNAATTATGAAGAGACTAAACAATTGTTTCTTAATAATGTGTTGATGGAAGCACTTGACGATGGGACTCCAGCATACTATAATAGCAACATTCTAGGACGCTATATGCGAAAAGATTATGGAGACTTTAGAGAATACTCTAAATCAGGTGCATGAATGGGCAAGAATGAGAATTGCTATATTAACTCATTCAGGTAATAAAGAAATAAATGCATTGGATGAGAAATGTATTCGTGAAGAATTTAAAGAATGGTTAGATCCTAATGTAGAGGATCATGATGTATTTTCTTTAGAGTATATTGGTGAAGGTAGTAAATATGATTGAAGATAAGTATTCTGAAAGTCAATTAAAATTGAGGAAAGAAGTGTTAGCAATACTTCTTAAGAAGTATGGACATGAGAATAATAATAAAGCAATATATGTATGTGCTGATGAGTGGGTGGAAAAATACCCTATAAGTGCTGGTGTAGTAGATTACTATAATGCATATAAACAGTCTTTTATAAATAAATCACTCGAAACATAAAAATGCAAAAATTAATTAATGTACTTGCTCTTGCGTCTTTCGCTGTATCTGGTGCCGTTGTTGGCACTGGTGCTTACGTTTACGTTAATAAGGATGCCATCATAGAAAGTGTTACCGAGAAAGCACTTGGTTCTCTTGGAGGATTAGGTGGTGCACTTGGTGGTGGAGGACTTGGTGGAGATCTACCTACTGGTGCTACTGACCTTGCTCCTTCTGCTCCACAAGCTGCTGCACCTTCTGGTGGATTTGGTATTCCAAACTTTTAGGAAACTATATAAGAGTAGCGACTCTTAACTAAATGCCTGAAGAAATAAAGGAAGAAGTAGTAGAAGAAATCAAAGAAGAAAAGAAAGGTTTCTTTGGTAAAGCAAAAGATGCTCTTCTTCCAGATGCCGATGAACAAGCAGCAATCATCAGTACAGCTGTCCGTATTACCGTTCTTGCCTGGAGTGGTGGAATATTGACTCTTAATTATGTGGCAATTCCTGGTGTACCACAACAAAAAATAGATCCAACTTTTATAGCTTCAGTTTTTACAGGAGTTTTAGCGAGCTTCGGAATTCAAACCGCATCTAAGAAAGGTGATGGTACTATGAAGATGAATGGTAATGGTAATGGTGCTAATGGTGGACCTCCTCCAGTTACTGCAAAAGANATTGANGCAATCATGGCAAAAGCACCTGCTGGTCCTGTTCAGACAATTAGAATAGAGCAAGCACCCCTTAAAATTACCACTGATACTAAACCTCAAGAACCATATAAAATGTAATATTGAGGATATTAAGCAATTCTTAATTGATTAAATAATTTTATGAGCGTAATTATCTACCAAGAACATTGTGAATATCTTGAGAAAGAGAACGAGCAACTCAGAGATGAGATTCTCTTTCTTAGGAAGCAATTGGAGTATAAATCTTTAGGAAACCCTAGTTTTTTTGGAAAAGAAAATGTGGAATTTTAATCTGAAGAAAACTCTTAATGATATTAAGGAGTTAGATAAGAAGTGGGCAAAGAAAATACAAAAAAAATTTAATTTGACAGACTACCAAATGCTCTGTCTTGCGTTTACTAAAGGATTTATTATTGGTGCAATTTTATTATGAAGAATGATTTGGGGGTTGATCCTTATGAATGGTTTGATGATTATCATCTTCCAGAGAATGGAACTCCTTATGTAAATCCTTTAGATCTAATGCCTATCGCAACAAATCAACCTTATAAAAGGGTTGATCCACCAGC